CTATATCAGGGCAATAAAAGAGTCAAGGTTATTGTCCTACCATCACAACCACAAGCATTCGGGATTGAGAGAGAAACACCTGCAAAGATTGATTATACATTTGATGACAATCAGTTCTTTAGGCAAGTCGGCACACCAAGGAAGGCAACAATATCAATTAAGGGTAAAATCGCACTTGGGGCAAGACTAGCAAGTAAAGCAAATGGGATAATCGGATTTTTAACACCTGATCAAGTCGTGGAAGAGTTTGGCAATTTCTTGCATGAGTATGGGGAAAAGGCACGAATTGAGAAGGATAAACTCTTCGCAGATTTTCAAGAACTTGATGCTTTTCTCAAGGACAAAAGAACAACCCTTGTTTTTCGTGCAGTAAAAGAGCAAGTGAATGCAAAGGTTGAAGTGAGGAGGTGGAGAGCTGATCGTACACGATTATCTTATGATTGGACACTAGATTTAGAAGCATACGATCAAGCAGTAGCCCCCGAGAAGTCATGGTACGATCTAGTAATGGATGCAGTGCAAGAAACAGAGAAAATCACCAATTCAATTCGTGCTTTTGGGGCAGTCGCAAACAATGTGGCAAACAATGCAAGCAATGTTGTGTCAAGTGTAAGTAATGCAATCAAAAACATAGCCCTACTTCCTCAAGCCCTAGAGAACGATTTCAGTACTGCATGGAAAACACTTGGGGGCATCATTGACACGATCAAGAATACCTTGAAACAGATCAAAACAGCCTATGCACCAGATATCACCACAAACACACAAACAACAGCCCAAGCACGGTGGGAAATTGAAGGTCTATCTGTTGCTGATGCAATAAGAATGCAATGGTCAAACAACACACCAATTGAAGCACTTGATCTTAATTTGCTACAACTCACACAATCAATTGAAGATATCCTATATAACCTTGAACTTTTGCAAGGGTATATTGCCCCTGTTCTTCGTGCTGATGGTGTAGAGAAAGGATTCTTGAGGACTGATCAAGGCTATGCTCAACTATCCAGTTTTGTCCAAGGTTTTGATATTGTCCCTACTGTGGAACAATCCCCAAGTCCTACTTTTGAATATACACTAAAGGTGGGGGAAAACCTACTCACAGTCGCAACAGATCTACTCAATGCACCTTCCGATTGGATTAAACTTGCAAGGCTAAACTCTTGTTTAGATGCACACACAAAAGGCAATGGGGCAATCCTTCAAGCTGGTGATATTATCCTTGTACCTACTGATCAAGTAGCCCCAACAATAGCCCCAAAGGTGTTTACCGATCTGTCACTCGTGGACGGTGATTTATCGATTCAAGGTGATGATCTTGCACTTGTTACTGGTACACCTGCAGTGCAACAATCTATTATTTATCGACTACTCACTGAGAAAGGGCAACTCACACTCTTCCCATCTTTCGGACTACAAAGAGTCATTGGGGCAAAGCATGAAGATCGTATCAACACCTACATCATCGCAGATATCAGAGAACAACTTTTAACAGATACAAGAGTGATTGATATCCCATCTATTGATCTTGTGGCTGATGGTGATGGGGTTGCGATTGATTTAACTGTGCGAACATCTTTGAGCAGTGATAAGATCAGCATCGTTGCACCTATATAAAGGATAAAAAATGACATATACACCAAAGCCTGCTATTGAAATCCTAAGGGATTTGACGGCAATGATAGTAGGTCGTACACAACTAACAGATATCTCAAATTCGTCAGTGATAACTACTGTTCTATCATCTATTGCCCAAGAACTTGCGAGTGTTGAAAGAAAGCTAGTATCGATCAGAGAGAGTTATTTTCTAGATACGGTTTCTGGGATTGATCTTGATGAGAGAGTAAGAGAGCTACCACAAGGCACAATCAGTAGGCATCAAGCAAGTCATGCAAGTGGTGCAGTACTACAACTCACAAGAGAAGATACAACTGCCGAGTTGCTCATTCCTGCAGGTAGTGAAGTAGTCTGTTCAAGAACAAGCATGACATATAGAACAATTGGTGATTACACCATGATAGAAGGTGTTGCACTACTCAATAATGTTTTCATCGTTGCTAGTCAACCAGGGGCTAGTGGCAATTGTGCAATAGGTGAAATCGATACGATCAAATCTCTTCCAAGTGATATTTTAACTTGTACGAATACCCAAGCTTTGAACAATGGTTTTACTGAAGAAGATGATAGCAGTTTAAGAGCGAGAGCAAAGGTATATATCAACTCACTCTCAAGGTCTCAAAGATCTGCTCTTGAGTTTTTAGCAGTGTCTTTTGTGGGTAGCACAGGGGAAAGACTGAGATATGCAAAACTTGTTGAACCTGAAACTAGACCTGCTTATTCAGAGCTATATGTCGATGATGGTACGGCTGAAATGTCGGTACAAAATAGATCAAGAGTAGGCAAAGTCGTTGGTGGTATTGTGCCAGTTGGTGGGCAAAGAGTTTTATATCATGAAGCACCTGCCACAGCTCCAATCACTGCATCACAAATCCGAATCAATGGTCAAGCAGTTGCACAAAATCGAATTGTATCTCTGCATGAAAGAGGCATTGTCTATGTCCAAGGGCTTCAAGCTGGTGATACATGGACAATTGGGGAAAGTAGTCCTTATCGGGTCTATACAGGTATAATCGCTGAACTACAAAAAGAAATTGAAGGTGATTTTTCAGCCCCAACAAGAATGACAGGATTTAGAGCAGCAGGAACGAGAGTAGTGGTTAAGGCAATTACCCCAACTCTTATTTCTTTGATAGTCAATTTGAAGATCAAGCCCTACTATGCTTCTTCAAGTGTACAAACTGCTGTTGTTCAAACATTGATATCCTATATCAACTCTCTAGCCCCAATGGATACACTATATATCTCTCAGCTTGTCAATCAATGTATTGATATTGATGGGGTGCTAGATATTGCCTTTGTCAATAGCCAAGGTCAACCTTTGGGCAATGTAGAGCCGCAATCATCATCACCTACACGAATTAAAAAAGATCAAATCACAATTAGGATCGGTGCATAAACATGAGTCAGAATAAAGTTTTACTTCAACCTCTTGAAAGGCTTGATCTAGTCGATATCCAAGCTATCCAAGATATTCGTATCCAACAAGAAGCCAGAACAATTGGTGCTTTGATTACCAATGGTTTTGGGCTACTCAGAAAATGGTCAAGTCTATCAATCAATAACACAAACAAGACAATTGCCTTTGGTGATTTTACCTATCTTGCTCGTATCAAAGATGGGGATGATGCTACACAAGCAGTCGTGGGAAAACATGATTCAACTCTTGATAGCAACGGTACTTGCTCCTTTGAGACATATCAAGGTGCAGTTCAGTTCTATTATGCTGGTCTTGGTTCTTTACCCCCAACACCGTATGATCAGGCATTCCAAAATGATGTCTCAACTTATGAGATTTATTACCCTTTGATCTGGTGCAAAAGGTCGCTCTTGGACGGTGCAACAGATAATAGGCGTTTTTGGTCGGTAATCGATGCAGTAGAAACCGTGCAAGCAATCCCCACCAGAACAATTGAAAGCACTGATTTTCTTGTCGGTGGTGCTGATCTATCTGTTGATGGTGATGTATGGTGCCCCATAGCTAGGATTGTGAAATGGGTTGATATTGGTGGGTGGGCTAGTCTCGACTCCACCTGTATCACCCCTTATTTTGTCGCTGATCAACTCTTGGGCAACACACGCGATTCTATGAATCAACAGCCTATTTGGACAAGCAAAGACACAGGCAATACCAATGGTGGATTACAACAAGCATTTCAATATCTGAAGGATAAGATTGAGATGTTGTATGTCGATGGGACAAGCGATTTACAATCCTATGACCGTACCATTGTGGATAAGCCTATCTATTCTTTGCATGATCTAGGGCAAAGATTTATCACTTTCACAACTGCCAAGAAAAGAACTTTAGGCACAGTCAAGCACATCATAGATGCTAGAAATCCATACACCGAATTACTCAATATCAAATCATCATCTCAGGAGGATTTTCTCTTTGATGTACGAGTGGACTATCAAATGGTGGAAGATCTAAATGCAGTCAGTACCCCCTACAATGCTCAGAATTTGAATATAAGTGATGTTGCGATGAGAGCAGGGCTATCGACTTATGTGGTATGTGTGCCACAATCATATTTTGGCAACATTTTCACTTTTACTTGTAATTCGGTTGTCGCAATGATTGATCCTCTAGCCCCTGAGGATGTGGATGTTAAGGGTTTTGATCTTCTCTTGGATGGTTCAAGTGATGGTGTAAATACAGCCTGCACAATCAAACTTATTTCGTACATCGATAACAGTGGACAACAGCAAAATGTTTTTGGCTTCAAGATCAGAAGACGAGACTATAAAAATTCATCGTTTTTCGTGGATTCATATAATATTGGCATGTTCGCACTAGATATCACCATAGGATAAAATCAATGATCATCACATATACCTCTTCTCAAGTAAATCCCATAGCCAATCAAGCAGATAAAATTATTGATCTTGCCCAAGTATCACTACCACAAACAAGCATACAAATATATGGTGCTGCACAAGATAGCAGTCATCCAAGTGCATCTTTTTTCTACTCATGGTCTTTATCTAAACCAGAAGGTAGTAATGCATCACTGAGCAGTGAAACAATTCAAAATCCAATCTTGAATAACATTGATACATGGGGCAACTATAGACTTTTCCTTATCGCAACAAACACAAGCACTGGTGAAACAAGTCAGAGCGATGCAGTGCTTGCACCACAAACAGCTTTTGTGCATGTTCGTGTGAAATCCGAATCAAAAGGTCTTGAGAAACCTGCAGTGGGGGAAAGAAATTGGCACAACACATATCATGATTTGATCGATAGTGTAGAGAATTTCAGTGGTGGCGGTGCTACAACATTTGAGCAATTAACCGATGTGGATACCACTGGCAAAGCTCAGGGCAAATATGTGAGATATGATGAGGCAACTTCAAAATTCACCATGCAAGATGCTGATCCTATTTTTACTATTCCACCTGCACTAGCTGATCTAACTGATGTTTCAATAAGTGGTGCAACAGAAGGTCAAGTGCTTGTTAAAGGTGCAACAGATTGGATTGCTCAAGATCTTTCTAGTGGTGCTACAAAACTCAACGAATTATCCGATTGTGCCAATGTTTCAAGCTACCCACAAGAAGGACAAGTCTTAACATATAGTTCAATGGATGGTTGGGTAAATAGTGCAATCCCTACACCACCAAGTCAAAATCTCAATGTAAGTGCGAACAATGTCATTTTACCTCTTACTATCGTTGATCTTGCACAAGACAAATTGTCTTTTCATGGTACTAGTGGTGAGATAGATATCACTAGATCAAAGGTAGATAATGATGTCAGAATCACAATGTCTTTGCCTTCATCGATCAGTGCAAATGCAAGCACTGCGACAAAGCTAGCGACACCTAGAACAATCGCTATCTCTGGTGCAGTCAGTGGATCAGCATCTTTTGATGGTGCATCAAGCATCACAATAAATACATCATCAAATATTAATTTACCTACTCAGTACCTGACTTTTAGCCAACAATCAACAACAACTTTGATTGCAGGTACAAAGGATATAAGCAATCCAAACATTGCAAATACGATTTACAATGAAGGCACACTATCCAAAGATTTTACCGATGAGATTGCCTTGCATCCACATCTGATTTGGCGAAATAACTCAGGCTCATCGATCAAAATTACATACATTGATCTTGTGGTTTTTAGTGGTGGTTCTCAAGATGGTGGTACAACACCACTGAAGGAATACACCTTTGATCTTGTGCGATGTGTGGATAATGCCCAAGCTCTGATCCAAAATGCTTGGACAAGTGTTAGTGCCACCATCACAGCCCAAAGATCATCAAATGTAAACTATAAAAATCATCGCCCAATGCCTGCAAGTCTTGATACCAGCTCAAGCCCTATCACTGTTGCTGACGGTGAATATTTTGGTATTCGTGTACTAACTCATCCATATCATCATGGATATGGTTTGAGTGGTACAATCACTGCATACATAGTGTAGGAGGTACAAGATGGAAACAGGCTTTGGCTCACCATATATCAATCTTGGCTTTGGTTCACCATATCATGGTAGTGCACGATCAACGGGCTTTGGCTCACCTTATGATCTAGTAGTATCGACTGCATCACTCGATAGTACGATGCTACCCAATAATGGTGGTGTGCGATTGCACATTTATGCTGATTGGAAAACACTAGCACAATCTACCACCTACCCAAAGATCTTGGACGGCTTCAAAGTGTCTTTTATCGATGATCAGGGGATAGTACAAGCTATATCTCATGGGGGATACCCACAATCTAGGGGCAAATGTTCCACTGATGTACGGCAAACATATTTGATTTGCTATGTGCCACCACTAGAAAAAGGTCAATACTCAATCCTTGTGCAGTGGGGAAGAGATAAAAGCTTGAGACTTGATCAATGCATTCAAATCGTTGATAGATATCGTGCATCATCTGTGTACTCGATCAGGCAACAAATACCCCCAATTTTAAAGACTGGGGCAAGGACAAGCATGAGTGATGAGATAGATCAAGATCGATATGATTTTGGTATGCTTGAAAGTCTATTGCTCACGGTCGGTGAACAAATCCATTCTTTAGTAGGACAGCCCACAACTTGCATGACTCAAGATTTTGATGATCTATATGATCAAGTTTTGTATGTAGAATCTACATTGGGATTTCCAGATCAAGGCAAAATTTATGTTGATGGTATACCTATGACATATAGATCAAAGACTTTGAAATCTTTTTCTGATCTATCCTATGTTGAGACGGCAAAAACCATATTGAAAGGTGCAATTATTTCTTATGTTATATCCGATATCTAAAGCAGATCAAATCAAAAATGAGACATTACTGCACCGTGCCAAAGGTGTGGATTTTCAACGATTACTTGATCTATACGGTTTTCATCGATTGCCTTTTATCCCTGAGCAGTATGTCCAAGCAGCACTGAGAGCAGTGGTATATGGGGCAAAGGGAACAATTGGCACAGCCTTTGCCTTCTTCCGACACCTCTTTGGTGGTTGGATTGATAGTGCAACTTTTTCTTGTGATGCAGTCGGCTATCGTGCCCTACAATGTGCTGGTGCGACATCTCGATTTGAAGGTAGGTGGTGTGAAATTGACGGTGTTTTGCACTACATTGAAAGAGTACATGAAGATAGATTGATCTTCAGTGATATATCCACTGCATCGTGGAAAAAAGTATCTTTCACCACTGGTCAGACATACACAATCAAGATCTTGCCCTTTTGGATTGCACAAGATGAACGGGGCATTTTTGGGATTCATGTCGATAGTAGTCTTTTCTCTCAACCATCTACATACCTAAGGGAAGATGGGGAAGAACGAGAAAATGAACCATTGGGGGGAATCTTGCTTGATGGTCAAGATAGTGGAAATGCAAATCCCATATATTTTGCATCCGAATCTATCACATCGATTTTTGAGTATGCATGGGAACAAATTTTGAGTGCAGGTATTCATGGGAAAATGCTATCTCGCACTTGGACACCTGAAGCAGTCGATCAAATTTTCAGTAGTATATATAATGCAAATTTAGGCTTCTTTGGGGATATTATAAAGGTTGAGCCTTCTCGATTTTAGGCATTGAGTATTGATTGTCTTTCTTTCTCTCGCTCTGCCTTGGCTTCTGCAATCGCAACATGAAGATCTAGCAAGTCATTCTGATGCACACCATTGCCCAAGTCTGTGCCGTCCGATAACACGATCTTTTTGCCAAAGGCTTTGTGGTAGGGGACAGCCCCAAGGAATCTGAAATGCCCCCACACTGAATCATGATAGACAAGCACAAAAACATCAATACAAGTCAATCTCTTTGTTTTGTTCACCAGTAGATGGGAATACGGTGTTTTCACACCTTTGACATCGATATGTACACCGTCATAGATCATATCGCCCATGTCAGTGCCTTTGACTGCTGATCGATTGCCCGTCTTGAAGATCGGATCAAGCGCCAGTTGTAGATGTTGTGCAAGAGCCAACTCGCACTGAATCCCACGACTCTCAATTGCTTCTTGTGGTTCATAGCTCTTTTTGGTGTCTTTGTACCAAGCTTTAGCCTTGTTCTCTGCAGTCCGTCTGAGTGCAGTTCTTTTTGCTTTGGCTACCAGTTCATCCGATAAACCGTTCAGCCCATTGCCTTTTTCTAGTCTCATAAATTCTCCACGATAAGGTTTTGCTTTGTATAGTATACTATATATGAGTAAATCACATCTTTCAAATAAAAAATAAAAAAATGTTTATTTCATGAGGATAGACCTATGAGTTTCCTATCAAAAGATCAAAAACATGATATTCAAGTGACCAAGAACTTCAATATCTCAGAGTTAGAGTTTAGGGCTGTGATACCTGATCAATATCTTGAGAATGCAAAGAATTTGTTGATCGAGATGCAAAAAGTTCGTGATGCTATACAAAAGCCCATCATCATCACCAGTGGCTATCGGGATAGTGCATACAATGAATCGATTGGTGGTGCAACACAAAGTCAACACATCCTAGCGTGTGCTGCTGATTGCTACATCAAGGATATGCCAATAAAACAATTTCATAAAATCGTAAGGGATGGTATCAAAGTAAATCGATGGAATTTCAAAGGTTTGGGCTTTTATGATCGTGGATGGATTCATGTTGATATCAGAAAATCCCCCCATCTTGTTGAATGGGTAGGCTAGCCCTACTCCCAGAGCTTCCAACCATTTTCATGGTCATCATACTCTTCAACATCATCAAACTCGGTGCAACCTGCATCAAGGCATAGATCAACCATATCTTCTGCAGTGAGTGTGCCTTCTTCTTTGAGAAAATTGAAAGCAAGAGTCAAGTACTTGTCAGTCCATACGATCATCTCACTCAAATTTTTGAATTGCTTTGCCCCACTCATCTCGGTCTGAAATTTGCCACCTACTGCAACAGTGTCTTTGAAGACTGCCACACATACATCAGCACTCTCCAACTCACAGCAAATGAATGCACCAAAGTTTTGCTCAAGCACTTCCCCCAAGTCAGAGATTTGATTGTGCAATTCAATGGTCTTGATGATTTGGCGAGTTGTTGCCTTGTGGTAGCTGCTCACTTGGATGGTTTGAATACCAGATGCATCCTTGATGATGAAACGATTTACGGTGCGATGAGTTTGAACAAACACAGACATACCATTGATTGTGGTGTTGAAACCTTGTGCAATTTGTGCATCGATTGAAGCATTGATTTCATCCTTCTCAGCTTGTAGAGCGATGATTTGTGCTTGCAATTCTGCAATTTGTGCATCAATGCTTTCAACTGCTTTGATTTCAGAAACAACTACTGGTGCTTCAACTACTGATTCAACTTCTACAGCTTCAACTACTGATTCAACTTCAACAGCTTCAACTTCTTCTTGTGCCTTGACTTCGGTCAAACCATTTGCATCACAGAGAAGATATACACATGACAAAGATTCACATACAGGCACTACCAAGAAACCATCGCAATCGCGTGAGCAAGAGTATGTGTTAGTGTCTGCGTGAAGATTTACACTGTAGGTACGACCGAGTTTGTCGGTGTATTGACGAACGACTGATACGGTGATTTTAGCTGCGTTGATTGCGAGATTGAGATGATCGAAGAAAGATGCTTGCCACATAGTGTGTACTCCATTTTTTGGGTTTTGGTTGCTTTGTAAGTTCAATGTATTATATTTTTTGATATATGTCAAATTTAAAATAAACTTTTTTTTATTTTTATTTATGTAGCTTGATATTTGATTTTGTGTATTGATTGATTCTAGTAGTCTTCTGGTGGCTCATCATCATCACATTCATTAAAAATCACACCAGAGTCAGAATCACGGTCGGAATCATCTGTCTTGTTTGCAGTCTCAAATGCAGTCTTAAATGCATCCACGATCTGAAACTCGACAAATTGTATATCACTATCCATAAAGGATGCAAAATTTTTGAATGTCTGGCGAAGGTCTTTCAACTGGCGGATGACATGATATGCGTCTGCTAGCACTTGTACATTATTGATTCCGTTTTGCTGAACAGTCATAATAATACTGCACCACTCACACAATTGGTGTTGCAGTTGCTGGTGTACCTTCTCCATATCTTGTCGATATGGTTTTAAATCAATCTCTTGAGCAATGTATTGTGGATAGTCAAAACCATGAGTTTTTGCAATATTGATTAAATTGCTCCAATGTAGCCAGTCCGCTTGGCTGATTACATTGTTGTCTGCATCGATCAATTTAAACAAATTGTTTTCAAAACTAATTTGTTGACCAGTTATGTATTTTAAAAAGGTTTTTTCCATAGCGTATCCTTTGCTTTGTGCTTAGATCGGTGTAGGTAATCCAATTGTATCGAATATAAAGAAATATATATAAAACTTGAGTTTGAAGCAAATAAAGATGGGGGAAAAACTAAAAATGAAAAAGCCACCTGTTACAGTGGCTTAGTCCTTATATTCTCTTTGGTGTTTGTTTTTTATCTATCCATAGGCTACCCTTCCACCAATACTTTGTTTTTTGGGCTTAGTCTTGATCTTGTTCTACACACATCTGATCAAACTCAATCAAAGCTTGTTCAATGTGATTCTCGCACCACTGCACGATGTTTTCAACAGTGCTGACATCTTCCCCCCAATTCCTACCTCTACGCTGCTTGCTCAGTCTGTCATACATCTGGCATAGAGTGAAAGTCTCAACATCATCCACAATGAGAACAAATTCGGTCAGACCGTATGTCACTAGTAGACGATCTGGGGCTTGTTCGCCCATTGGTCTTCTAAAAAACATTTGCTGCCAAGTTGGTGATACCATCTCAACATCCAAGCCCTTGAGTTTCACGGCACTGTATGCATCTTCCAAGAGGTGTCTCTTTTGTCTTGCTTCCCACTCCTCTTGTGTCTCCCAATCCTCTGCTCTAGTGACATCCCACTCAGCATCAACAATCAAATCTTCAGCTTGTTCCAACTTCTTCACCTGTTCTTTGAGTGTGCTTGAAAGTTGATCTAGCATTGCCACAGCTTCACTCAAATTTGCCTTGATGCCGTCAATCGCAGCATCATCTCTCACTTGGCTGTCTTCTTGTGCATCCACGATTTCTTGTGCAGTCTCAGATACAAAGTCAGCAATCATGCCGATTTGAGTGATGGTAGCTTCAACAGTTTCTTCAATCATTGTGACAACTGGTGCAAAATCCACATCCATGTGAGCGATGCCACACATCTTTAAACCATGATCTTTTGCAACTTTGCATAGTAAAGGTGCGAATGGTGAACTTGCAAATTCTTCACTGATTGGGGCACCATTTACATCGACCAAGCTGTAGATTTCATTTTCAACGATGATGTGGGCTACGATTTCTTTTGTTGTGGATTCTGCTTTTTTGAATTGGAAAATGCTTTTCATTTTGTACTCCATTTTTTTGGTTTTGGTTGCTTTGTAAGTACAATGTATAATATAAATCGCTATATGTCAAATTTAAAATAAACTTTTTTTTATTTTTTTATTCTGTCCACAAAGTATAGTTTTGAGACACAATCTCAGCCTTGATTTTACGGCGCTTCGGTGGTAGATCATGTCTTCGTACTGTGGCACAAATGTATGATACGGATATGCTCAACCTATCCGCTATTTCTTTATTTGTGTATCCCTCAGCCCGCAGTCGTACGATATCAAGCAACAGATTTCTGCGATACCGACTATTGATTTTCTCATGTATCCTGTGCTGATAAATATATGTCCTGATGGTGCTTGGGGCTTTGCATAGATGATCTGCAATATCCTCCACTGACATACCAGAGTCGATCATCAGGTTTAATATCTCAGGATCGATTGGTCTATATGCTGGTGCATCACTCACTTTGATGGAGTAGGCTGAAAAGTAGGTTTGGATCGTGCGATGAGATAGCCCAAGCTCAGAAGCAATCTCTTTGGCACACAAACCTTCAGTCAATTTTGCTTTGAGATAGTCTGCTGTTGGTTTGCTTGTCTTGTGTGTGAATCCATGTGTATGTCGCAACTTTGCTACATAGGCAGGTTGAGTGCCTGCTTGTGCTGCAATGGTGCGATTGTCCATGCTTGAGTCAGCACGAAGAAGATCTAAAATTCGTTGTGCCTTGGACTTCTTGCGATTTGAATCATAAAGTTCGGTATATCCAAAACGCACAATCGCCCTTCGCACACTATCACGATGTACCCCAAGTTTCTTTGCGATGTAGGTTGTGGTTTTCCCTGCTTGTACAAGCTTGTGCAAATCTTTGGGATTGATAGCCGTTGTATGTGGGGCTGTGATTTTGATATCCGATAGATAGACATAGACCAGTCTAGTGATTGTGCCTTGTACCTTGTGTAGGTCGCACCATGCTTCAAGTCCAATTTTTTTGATGACTCGTGCTTCAGTCTTTTCATCCATGCCCATCTGTTTGAGCCACGGAATACATCGCTCCTGTAGTAGTTTTTGTGTCATGCCTTCATGACGATGCTCAATGCAAAGATCAAGCAAGTTGAGGTCATCCATAAGCAAATCCTCCAATGTGTTTTTGTTTCCATTTTATATATGTAAAACACAAATCTAGTGGGGACTTGTTTGAAATAGTGCAAGAATAGTATTATTTTGATGTTTTTGTCATTAAATTCGCTTGGGCAAGAATTGCATAGCCCGCTAAGTCTTTATATGGTGATTCCCCCATTGGGTCATTGTCTTGAGCAATCCTTGACATTTTATCTAGCATACGAACAAGCACATGGACATCTTTGTATTGCTCCACCTTGATTCCGTTGGGATAGAGTAAGGTCAAGATTTCAGTTGTCTTACTGAAGGCATCACCATAGGCTTGATTTTTCTCAGCCAAGAGTTTGCCCAAGTCTGTTGCCAACTGCATGAATATATCATCTTTTGTTTTCATCGTTTGACTCATGCTTTCTACCCTTGTTATTCACAAGGATATTGTTTCGATTGCTCATGTATACATCATCTGGTGTGATGTGGAAATTTCTTGGGGCTTGCTTGTGCATCATACCTTGATCATCGACAAATCGTAATGCACCTTTTGAATCGATCAGCAATTTCATTTATAGGACTCCTATTGCAAAGAGAAAAGAAATTACGGTCACTATATAAAAAGGGATGCAGGTATAGTCAAAAAGATGTACCCATTCCGATTCATATCCCTCAAATCGGGTATGAGTTAAGTTGTACCTTAGCGTTGATTCCCCCAATTGTCGATTGATGAGAGTCCAGTCATATAACCAAGAGTATCTTTGGATCAAGATGAAAAGTCGAGTATCAAGATATGCAAGTGCGATGGTGATGGTGATAAAACCAAAAAGAGCATCCGCAGGGGTATCTGTGCTTTTGGATACAAAGAGAAAAGTGCCGTAAAAAAGCACATGACTGAGTTTCACAAAAATTCTTCTAGTCTCAAGAGAATGCATTGTATCTTGAATAAGATCAATCTCTTTGTGCAACGATTCTTGGGCAAGATATGCATCCGCATCAGCATCTGGTGGTAGATCAAGATCTAAATCTTCAGGTTTAAAATCCATCATAGGTGTCCTTGTTGTTGGTGGTTGATATCGTATAAACACAACAAGGATCAAAATTTTGATTATTTTTTATGTGTGATACAGCCCTGGGCATCAGGTTGAGCTGAATAATCTCTCTTGCGAACGGTCTCAAGCTTATTTGCAACAGCTGAACGAACATCAATGTTTGATAGTGCAGCAAGATGCATCAAGAGAATGTAAAGGTCAGCAAATTCTTTATCTCTCTCATCACTGCCAATCTCAGTAGCCTCAAACTCTGAAATTTCATTCTTGAGATGATTGATGACTCCAGGAATAGAAGCACGACCGTCAAATTGAGTTTGCCACTCCCAAATCTCATGTGTGATTGTGTCGAAACTTGGTAGTAGTGGGCTATAGAATGCGACTTGATCAAGGGATTTGAGCATCTGTAGTTGTTCTTCACTGCTTGTCAGTGCACCATCTAGACGGTACAAAGGTTTGATCGAATCATCGGTGAGTAGTACACCATCCAAGTGTGTGTCATAGATCGGCTTCAAGAGTTTAGGTTCATGCCCGACAACTTGGGACATTTCAACAAATTGCAACTTCTTGGCTGCATTACACGCAGATAAAGTGTCAACAAGGTATTGCTTCACTGTATGTGGAATAGCGATTTCAATTTTCATAAAAAATCCTTTTTTTGTGATTTTTAGGCGAGGTGTCAATCTGATATTTCAAAATTTTTTGTTTCAGATTTTGATAGGTGTCAACCTGAAATTTGCCCTATATATATATATTATATTATAGTATACATTGCATAAATAGAATTGGCATTAAATCTTGTGCTTGATGAAGCCTTTTGCCCCAATCGTAAATCCCTTTCCGTCCCTTACTGCATCAATTTGAAGAAGATCTTGTCTCTCTGGACAAGCTTGGAAAATCACAAAAGGCACAATGTAAAACACACCTGCTTCATATTCGGGCAAACCATGTATTTTCATGTTGCTATCTTTGATTGTGATAGGAAGATGTAAAATCTCTAAATCGAGACCTTTGACATCAATGGGGGCAACAATCATAGTATCCATGCTCTGGGCTGTGGTTGTATCGATTGGCACAAGTCTTGGCAAGATGCCACAAGGCTCAATCGTTGAAATCACTTTGCCGTCTTCTGTCATAATGGTGACTGGATGTGGTGTTGCATTGAAAATGCACTTTGGTGCTTTGGCAATTGCCGTCAATTTTGCGATATCTTTTTCAGATTCTTCGACTAGAAAAGCCCCATCATCTAACTCTTGTTCTGTTTCACCTTGATTCTTCAAGGTAAGACCGATGTAAAATAGATTTGTTGCCTGTTCGATTTTTTGAGTGAGGATCGATGAGATACCCTTCATGTAAGATTTAAAAAGCATAGTGTGTGTACTCCATGTTTGTGCTTTGTGAGACCAACTTACACCTAAAATAATACAATATCAAATAAAATATATAAAAATCTTTATATATGCGATTATATACCTACACCTACCATCCCCAATCACCAACCATGCCAGAAGCACTATAATCTGTAACCACCCCCTCAAAGAAGTTTTTGAACGACACACCAGACACGATCCAATCAAGCCAAGGCAACGGATTTCTTTCTATGGGGTAGATTGATGAATACCCAAGTTGTTCAAGTCTTCGATTTGCTAAATACCTGATGAAATCCTTAACTTGTGCCTTTGACAGATCTTCAACACTTGTTTCTGTATCAAAGATCAGATCGATTACGGCATCTTCAAAATCGACTGCACGAGTGAATATTGTTGTTGCATCCTCAATACTAGGCTTTGATCCACCTTCAGAAATATAGGTATGATACAGTTTTGTCATTGCTTCAGTGTGCATGGATTCATCCTTGATCGACCATTCAACAACCTCACACATCCCCTTCATTTTTCCATGTTTTTGAAAGTGCAAGAGCATGACAAAAGCACTGAACAAGCTCATGCCTTCGTTGCACACAGATTGAACCAGTGCTTGACCAAGATCATCTGTACATTTCATGTTTTCGATCTTTTGTAGCATGGGCTGATGACTGAGAAAATACCCATATTCTTCTTCTGCAAGACCCAATGTATCGTTGAGTAGTGCATAAGCCCTTTGGTGTGTACCTTCTCTATTGGCAAAGCTGAGAAGCATATTTCGGATTTCATTGTTCTTGAATGTAGGCAAGAAAAAATCGGTGTAGTTGTCCCCAACAGCAACATCTGATTGAGTGAAAATTCTTAAGATTTGGGTAATGAATCTCTTCTCAACGGATGATAAGGTGTTGCTCTTCCATTGCTTCACATCTTCTTGAAGTTTAGCCTCCCATGTGCCCCAATGCATCCGTTCATGTTTTTCTGCATATTCCATAGCCCATGGATAGAAAAATGGTTTATATGCTTTGCTCTCGGTAAGTAATTTCATAGTGTTTATCCTTGACATGCGATACATTCATCTGCATTGACTTTGGTGATTACTGGTTTGCTGATCTTCTCTGCGAATGATCCTGCAGTAGTACGAAGGTAGTAGAGTGATTTCAAACCAGAGTGCCAAGCTTGGATGTGGCACTGATTGATATATGCTTTATCACTACCAGAAGGGAAAAACAGATTGACCGATTGCCCTTGGCAAATATACTGTTGCCTATCCCCTGCATGAGTGATAATCCATCGTTGATCTATTTCATAGGCTGTCTTGTACACGGATTTTTCTTTGTCCGTGAGTATATCAAGATGTTGCACAGATCCTTCATGCAAGATGATTGATTGCCACAGATCATCGTACTCCGTATCACTCAATCCTTTTGATAGTAACAATCGATCAAGGTACTTGTTCTTTGATAGAAATGAACCTGCTCTTGTACGATGAGTGAAAGCATTTGCCGCCCAAGGCTCAATGGATGGTGATGTATCAAGAATGATTGATGAGTTTGAGTTTGGGGCAATCGCAAGCAAGTGTGCATTTCTACAGCCTGTGCCGATACCATCAGGGTATTCACCACGATCAATCGCAAGTTTTTGAGTTTGTGCTTGAGCTTTAATCTTGATATTTCTAAACATTGATATATTCAAGGATTTGGCTATCACCGACTCAAAGGGTACATTCTTTGATTGAAGGTAGGAATGGAAGCCCATAGCCCCAAGCCCAAGTGACCGTTCTTGCCTTGCCCCTGTGATTGCATTCTTCAATTGTTCTGGTGCATGAGTGATGAAATACTCGATTACATTATCTAGAAACTCGATGCAATCCTCCACAATTGTTGTATCTTTCCATGCATCGTAATATTCAAGATTCAAGGATGAAAGACAACAAACAGCAGAACGATCTTTTGCTGTGACCAAAAAAATTTCCGAACAAAGATTTGAGCTATGTATTTGTAATCCTTTATCTTTTAGAGATTGGGGTAGTGCTTTATTGGCTGTATCCTTGAACATCAAATACGGCTCACCTGTTCTAAATCTAACCTCCAAAATTCTTTGCCACAACTCTCGTGCTTGGATCGTTTCTCTCACTTCTTTTGTGTGTGGATCGATAAGATCAAAAGGTTGATTCTCAAGTACTGCTTCCATGAATTTATTACTGATGCAAATTGCATTGTGAAGATTGAAAGCCTTGCGATTTGTATCGCCACCAGTAGGCACTCTTAAATTTAGAAATTCAATGATATCTGGATGATCAACATCGAGATATGCAGCATAACTTGCTCTTCTTGTCTTGCCTTGTCTATAAGCTTCAACATCTGAATCAATGGTCTTGATAAAGGGTATTGGTCCAGGTGCTTTTTGAGATACTGCACGGACATTGCCCCAATAACCACCAACACCACCACCAAGCACACTTAGCCAACGATTTTCTGTTGTATGTGAGATAAGACCGTCAAGATCATCAGATACATAGGTCAGATAGCAAGAGATTGGAAGACCTGCTTTCTTCTTCTCTTCAGCCCTAAGTCTAGCATTGGATAGAATAGGGGATGAGAACATGAACCATCCCTTTTGGACATAGGATAAGATGCGATTTGCATGATCTTCATCACTACTAAATGCTTTACTTGCACGGGCAAAAGCTTCATCAATTGATTGTTCATACGGTAAAAGATAGAATTGCTTGAGCAGTGATTGGGCATGCTCGGAAAATTGATTTGTCATAAACCAGTCCTTTTTTGTGTGGACTTTTTTTATATCAAATGCTTATCGATTGAGTTTTTATTTTTTATGATCTTCGCGCCATGGTAATTGTTGTCACTCTTCCATCCAAACTTTTTGCCACCATTGGCGACAACTCATTTGATCTATCTTGGATCGTACTACAATGCGCAATGCTACTGATCAAATAAGATAATGCAAAATTCTTGGTATAGATCGGTTCGCTCACTAGATTGGTATATGAGTATAGAACATCACCACGATCTGCCCCACATACCTGAACATCAAAATTCTTTGATTCATCAAAAGATAATTTTACTGTGCCTTGTGATGTAGCAATTGTTGTCCCATCATGTAGGCAAGCCAAAAGTTCTTCTGTAATGGGGAAATCATAATCCATTTGTTTTGGCATGATCTGGGCAATGTCCACGAACGACTCATCGATCAAACGAATCATCAAAGTTTGGATTGTGTCATGCAAGATCAAGGATGACTTGTCTGCAAAAAGTGCGGGGAATGCAGTGCCTTTTAGAAAAGATTGCAAGATCTTGAAAGATTGAAAGGGTACGATACAATCCATGTCTACATAGGCTTTTTTCAGCAATTCAATTGTACCTGCCACATGCCCATTGGTTGCACTAAGTACAATCTTGCCTGTTGATAAATCAGATTTGAAATTGATGCCACACAATCTTGCCCTTGCTTCTTCAGTAGATACAAATGGTGTCAAGATCTCGATTGCTAGTCGTAAATCTTCCAACTCTTCTTCAGACCAGATTGGCATCTCACTTGGTGCATCGATAGATGCAATTTCAGGATAGTTTTTAGCATCAAGCACTTTGAGTGATAGATTGATCTTGCCACAGGTGGCTTTAGCCTTCTCAGTATCCAAAGTGATTTGATCTTTACAAATAGACACAAGGTGCGATAGATCAGCTTTATGTACAAGCACTGTTTCAAATGGTTCACATGGTGCAGATAAATTCAAGATGCTTGAAATCGAGATTTGTAAATTGGTTGATACTAGCTTAACTTCGGTATCTGATACATACGCCATACTGACAAATTCCAAATATTCTGGTGTCTTGGCATTGGCTACATCGATAACTGATTTTAAAACTTGGGCATTGGCTTTGTCGCCAACTCTGAATTTGATCTTCATAGGATATGTCCTTGAGGTGAGATTTGATAGTTTTGCACTATATCAAAATATCTATATATAAGGAATA